GAATCGTTTTAGACGGCTACGGATGTAACCATCAACCCCAAGTTGTAACATGAGGTTTAACGTAGGTTCGATTGCGATGGTGCGCTCAGTACGAGCGTCCTTTGGTACGGTAGTTACACGGTTTCCTTTCACCAACTCAAAAACATTAGCCCAGAACACTTCCATATTTAACGGCATATGCATAGGGATTTCAAACACCCTACGATAGTCGTCTTGGAGTGCTCCAAACCAACGCTCATCATCGGTAATCAGTTGCCGGGCGTAGACTAGAGCCGCTTTAGTACAGGAGTATGGCCACTCTGCGTATTTATGATACGTAGAAGTGTTACCATCTTGTGTACTTAGTGTGGACCCTGGACCATGTCTAGACCAATCACTAACCTTAACCCAGTCGGGAATTTGTCCCAACAGAGTCGCTAAAAAGCCCCTAGCATAAGTTAAAACTGCTAGGTCCCATGGGTTCTCCAGTTTTGTTAAAGACGAGATAGATTTATTAAATCTCTCGCACTGGATCTCAGCTTCCAGGAATTTCTTCCTGGCGCTGTCGACACGTTGTTCTTTCTTTGTGTCGAACCTAAAACGCTTAAGTAGTGCTGAAACCTGGTAGCGTATGCCAATTACTTCGGCATTACTACCCTGACAAGAGGTACTTATACTCTGTAAACCCCCCGCATCCACCAGAGCCAGCAGCCCTTCGACGTCACGATGTCTCACGACGCCGTCGAGCTGCAAAGAAAATGTTGGCTCTAAATGGGTGTTCAGATCGGTCTTTAGGGCAGCAAGAACTTTCCAGGCATAATCACCCGGTAAAGCCAAGCGGTAGTCAACCGCGTTTAATGCTGTCTCCTTTTTACCCTTCTTAACTTTTTTCCTTGGAATTTTATTATATTCCATAACGTAATTCCTCCAGTTGCTGTGGCCATACACAATGAAATAATATGTATGACCTCACGGATAAAGGTTAACATAACCTTGTACTCTGAACTATCTAGGCTTTAAATATCGCCCAGGTTATTCAGAGGTACCATGATAGCATCCTGGTCTAGCAGGTTTAATACTTCCTGGCGCAGAATAAGTTGATCTGCAACAGGAACACCTGCCGGAATTGAGAAACTAACTTCAACGATCGCTGGCAATTTGACATTTTCGCCATTGACACCAACCACCGTAAAATCCTTGGTCCGCTTAAAAGCAGACTTCTGGGTCCCGGGAAAATTCCCGGACGGCTTCGGATTATTAGCATACATTGCTAATACGTTTTGGTTAACCGCGCTATGAGATGGGCCGATATAGGTGCTTTTCAGACCTTCTTCGCGATGTCTCGTAAAAACGTGGTTTTCGGTAGTACCGTTGTTTAATACATCGGTAGCTATTGTGATGGTGTTCGGCTGCATGGCAGTCCTCCTTCGTTACTTTCGGAATCCGTATTTTCGTTTTCGGAAGTTAGGGTCTCTCCCGTCCATAAAAATACTAAGCCCCAGCTTGCATTCAGCGAGCTGATTGAGTATTGTTCCGATGTCAAGAATTTTTAACCAATCAAGATTTACTTGCCACATTGGTAAGGTGGGTCTCGTCGGGTCAGGAATTCTGTATTTATTAACTATAGTCTTTGTGTAATTACCAGAAATATTTAGAATATTCTCGTAATTCCACAACCATAATTAACACCAGACGTGACAGTCACAGACAGGGTAGTCATATCAGTAACGACTATCCAAGAGGCTAATGTGGAAATGCCAAAATTCGGCGTCCACATCGCAATCCATTTTCCTATATTAAAGAACCAATCAACAATGAAAGAAAAGGGTATAAGTTCCCAGATTCCTTCGATCGGCTCAGTTATACCCCAACGTCCTAAATTATTAGTGACGTCGAGTGTACATAGGACCCCACCACGTATCTCTACGTGTCTCGTCGCAGTTTGCGTTCCATATGCTTTAAACGAAGCAGAGTTGTCATAAACAACAACACCGCTTGTTTGTTGCACTGGGACATCATAGGTCCGATAAGACCGAAATGTCTGACGTTTCAAAATCGTTTTATTGATCAGAACGTCAACGTAACTCTGAGCCTCGAATACAAGAGGTCGGAGCGCATAGCGGTAATACAAATATAATTCCGCTAATGCTTTGGGCGAGAAGTTTTTACGGTACACTAAATCAAGCCTAGCTCTTCGGAGGTCACGATATAACTCAATGACCTTTTTGAAGAGACCGACTAGGCTCCCAATAGTATCTCGCATTTCACCAACAGAGGCGATTGTATCGTTTTGTTTAACCGATACGTTCGACCACATGTCAGTAACGGCCTGGCTGATCCTGGATTGTAAATCAGGCAGTCCGGGTTGTGAGGGAAGCGCCCATACTTGGACACCAGCTGCACTTCTTCCGAAGGCAGCCGTACCAGTACGGCGTGTTCCGCTGAAGGTGTAAGGAGCATTAGCGGATCGGTTTATCATACTTTGGTACAATGAACCACCGTTACGCTCGTTCGTAACTACCGAGCGCTCCATTGGGGAATTTACTATTCCCCCGCTACGCCTTATACGGAGAAAATTGGGTGTAACACAATCGTGCATTTCTGCATCGATCCACCGTCTGTACATGTCCGGGGTAACTGTGGTGGTATTAACTACTCGCCACGGATCACCTGCGGTTCCATTATACTCTCTCACTGTGTACGAGCCATCAGAGATGACTTCGATACCAGATTGAGAACGATGTTGATTGTAACACTCATATGGATTAATCATACATATAACCTCCTCTTTCGAGGCGATATATTATGACCCGCAACAAATGATGCCTCTCAGTCTCACTTGTCACGCTGCGCAAACATTTGCGCGTAGGCTCTAGGACAATTCCTAATACGGTTATCCCATCTAAGTCTTTCGACTACTGGGTCGTATATACGAGCCGGCTC